ACTTGTGGGTTTTGTTGCATTGCTTGTGGATTTAGCTGTTGTTGCTCTAAAATAGGCGCCATTTGTTGTGAAAGTTGCTGTAATTGTGCTATTTCGTCTTTAAATTCAAGTGTTACTTGCTCTGTAGCCATTAAACTGATGTGTTCCATGATGTTTTTCTGTACTGAAGCCAATATTTGTGGGTTAGTGCGTACCATCATAGTCCCCATAAAGCTTAAATGCGCTTTCATGTGCGCAGTATGGTCTTGTCCTGGAAAAGCTTGGAATGGTTTGCTTGATAAGGCCGCTATATGCTCTTGTCCTGGATCAGCAGGCTGTGGTTGTTGTGGTGGTGGTAATAATTGATCAATATCTTTAATGCCTAAAGCTTCGTACATGTCATGATAGGCAGTATATAAGTTATGCATCTCTGGATTAGACATGGCCATTTGTAATTGCGTTTGTGCCACACTAATACGTTGAGTTTGTGAAAAGATATTAGGATCCGCAACCGGAATAATATCTACCTCAGGTCCAAAGTCTGTTTGTTTAATTTGTCTTTCACCACCAACAACATCATATGGATAAATAGGTGGTAGGTAAGTTCCAAAACAATCTGATAGCAACATAAATTCACGTTTCATACTTGCATACAAACGTTTGTGAATAGCTGACATAACTCTAGAGCCACGTTCTAATAAAGCAACGGTTGTGCCTACTGCTGCCGATTGATTGCCGTCACCGACCTGCATATCAGCGATGCTCGCAAATCTTTGCCCGGCTTGTACTACTTGGCCCATTAAAGCCAGTAGTGTTTGTGAAGGTTCTTTGAATGGTAATATTTTAAACGCATCATCAAGTCTACCGCCCGGCGCATCTACGTCTCTAAACTCACCTGGTTGTAATGGTTGGGCTTCATCGCGTACTCTGATGCCACGCTGTTTAAATCCTGCTGGTAAATTAGCTAGTGTACCTGCATCAAGTAATTGTCTCAAAGCTGCAGTAGCCGTTCTAGATAAACCACCAATCATGTGGATTAAACCAAAGCCGTAAAAGCCTAGTCCTGGTAAAAATTTAAAATGTACAAAATAATCCGTACGTTTTTTTAATGGATCTTTTGCATCAAAGTTTCTACGAATAGCTAAGACTTCATTGCTGCCTTCTTCTATGGTTACAATGTAAGGTAGTTTAATTCCAGTTGGTTCTCCTTCTTCGTCCATTTCTTCAAACCCGTCAAGGTCTAAAGCAACATGACATTCTAGTAAGGTATAAATTTCATCTTTATTAGTAGTAGAGGTACCTTCTAAACTGTTTTTCTTTTCTTGAATTTCGCTCTCTTTATAATTTGGAGTACCTAGATCTATGTCACTATAAAAACCACTTACTTGATTTTTACGTAAATCATTTTCAGACATTTTTAAAACATGAATAATAGTATCAGCTTCTTCTAATGAAGATGCGGTGTAAGGTACAACTAAATCTTCTGCGGGTACAAATTTAGATACACAACGAGCTTTAGTTTCGTCGTAATAAACTTTTTTAAAAGTAGAACCAGCTAGTGGTAGATTAAATAACATTTGATCAAACTCAGGTTCATACTCAGTCATCTCACACATTAATTGATAATTCATAAAATCTTTAACTCGCTCTGCTTGAGCTTGTTTGACATCATCAACTTTACCTACAACTCTAGTTCTAACTGGACCACCTGCGGGTAATAATTCTTTGTAAGCTAAAGCTTGAAACTGAGTAACCGCTTCGGCTAGTACGGGGTGGGTTGCACCACTAGCACCAGCAAACGGTTCGGTTCGGTTCTCGTATTTAAAACCAAGTAAATCTAAACCTTTAGTGTAAGCTTGTTCCCAATCGTCGCGAGCTGATTTATTATCTTCGTATTCACTTTGTAAATCAGAAGCTAAACTAGATAAAATATCTTCGTCTAGTAAGTCAGCTAAATTGGCGCGTGGATCGTCGCCACCTTCTGCCACCATTGCTGCTGGATCAAAATCTATTTCAACACCACCGTCTTCTAGTTCATTAATTTCTATTGGACCTTTTTGTGTTTCTTCTTCAGGTAGCTCTATATCTTGCGCTAGCTCTTCTGGTCCAGGTAATGTAATACTACCACGTGTTTTATCTATTTCAGCCATTACACTCTTTTCTCCTTAAATAAGGTTCCTACCCCACCACCATTCTTATAGCCTACTCTGCCGCCTTTGGCAAACCCATCAATATCTTCTTTTTCTGTAGCTTTCTTAAAATCTGCCACTAATTCCTCTAATCTTTCCGTTGAGGCTTTATTGCCTTGGGTAGCAAATTCTTCTATTGAATTAATACCGAATTTTAAATCATCAATACTTTCGGCAGCGTTTTCAAAATCTTGCAGTTCACCTTTTTGAAACTCGCTGGCATAAAATTCACTTTCTTCCACAAATTCTTTACCATCCGGTCGTTTGTTTCTGGTTGGTGGAAGATATTCAAAATTAACTTGTTGAAAATCATCGCCTCGCGTAAACACTTGCATATTACCCGTTACAACGTCTTCTTCTAGCATATATACATTACCTTTACCATCGTCTAGTTTATATGTGTTGGTTGAATTACGACCTCCGGTTGCAGTATTAGCTTGTTTACCTTGCGTTTTAATTTTGTTTACTAACATTGGAAACCAGCTTGGCATCCCTTGTGCCGTTATTTCAGGAACTACCGCCGCTACTTTAGGTGCCGTTTTTATACCACCAGTTAAGGCTGCGGCAATGCCACCACCTAATACACCTAAGAAACCGCGGCGTGATATATTTAATTTTGGTACTTTAGGTTTATCTGCCATATTATTTTTTTCTAAAAAGTGAACTTATACCAACACGGCCACCTTGTTTAAAGTCAGATGCTGTTTCATAAAAACTTGGTTGTGGCTGATTATTAGCATTATTACCACCTCTTGGTATAGGAACTCTTCTTGGGTTTGCTGGATTAAAATCTTGTTCGGTTGTAAAAGGTGGTTGATAATTAGGATTTAAAATTACAGGCATATTAGGGAAACTTTCAGGTATAGGACCACCAGGTATAGGACCACCAGCTATCACAGCATTTTCAATTGATGGTGGGGGAGGAGTAGGCATGAAAAAAGGAGGCTCAGGACTAAAACTAGGTGGGGGATTAGGATCTTCTTCATCTAATAAAAAATCAGGTGGTAGAGTTTGGTCCGGACTAGGACTAGGCTCAGGAGCTGTTTCTCCTCCTGGTCCTCCAGGTATGTCTACTGGTGAAATAGGAGTAGGACTAGGAGTAGGCAAAGTTGGTTGGCCTGTTCTAAAATACCTTTGTCTAGCTGGATTATCTGCAGGTAATTGATCCATATAAGCATTATAAATGTCTAATTGTCCTCTACTTTGAGGTAGTGTTGTAGCAGGATTATAGTTTGAAGGACTAGGTTTTACTACATCCCCAAAACGAAAACCAATCCGACCACCCTTAGCATTTAACGTTCTGTTTGGTGGAATGATAGTTGCATCTAAAGCACTGTCTGTATTTTTTATTTGTGTTTGAAAATCTCTTAAAGACTCTGCTAAAGCCTCGGCTTCATCCACTCTACCTTGTTCAATTAAGTCTTGTATCTTGGCTGCCGTTTGTTGTATCTCAGCTTGGGTAGCTTCTATTATTTTTTGTTCTTCTATTATTGGTGCATACATTTCTTCCATTATAGCTCTACGTTCAGGTGGTACGTTTTTAAAAGTATCTTCAAGCGTCATAGGCTTTTGCTCTTGGCGTAAAACTTCATCCGGTGTGTTGTCGACTCGGTCAAAGGCTTTTTCTAAATTAGCATCATCAAAATCAATAAGTGTTTCCCCAAACTCATCGCCTGGAAGACTACTATCAATTATTTGTTTAGCGTTTTGTTTAGAAACGTTTTTAGCAGTATCAGAAGCTAAATCTATAGCTCCACTAAAAGCAATCTCTTCGATGTCTTCTAAAAACATAATAGCATCGGTCGCACTATAATCTAGGTTAGTGTCTAGGTAAGCTTTGATACTTGCTAGTTCATTAGGTCCCCTTCTTTTAGGATCACCTATTGCATAACCTTCATTCATTTTTTCCATAATAGCCAGCCGAGCTTCTTCAAAACTTAAACCAGTTTTCTCAGCCACAAACTGAATAGAGCGCTCAGCACTATCTTTCATGTCCGCTGATTTACCTTGCGGTCGATTGGTTACGCTTGGTGTTTCATAAGTACCGTCAGCTTTTTGAGAAGATATGAATAGACCACTGCCTTCACCATACTCTTCTTTAATTCTACCTAACTCGTCAAGGTATTGCTCTTTAGTAAAAGCGCCATTATCAAACAAAGACTTTGCCTCTTGTTCTACTTGTAGTCTAGCTTCTGCTGCTGTTTTAACAAAATAGTTAGGATCCTTTGGATCTATTACTTTTTCAGTATAAGCAAGAGTTGCTGGTTCATCAGAGTCACCTCTTTTTATAATTTCATTTATTTGTCTTTGGTCATCACTAATATCAAGCGAAGCAACACCTTCACCTTTACTTGCACTTTGTTGAAACTCTTTTAATTTGTCAGCAAGAATAGCTACTTGTGCGTCAGTAATTGTATTAGGTTCTTTTGCTAAAACAGATAGCTCTTCCCCTATTTTTTTTAATTCTTTTAATTTTTTTGCATCTTTGGTTTTTTTAGCACTTTGGATTACTAGTTCAAATAACTCTATAAATTTTTTCATTAGTAGTAAGTCCTTTTTTTATGGGTAACTGGTTCATCCTCATAGTCTTCTGGATGAATTACAAAACCCCCTTGTCTAAATCTCATTACGGCTTGAGTCATACTATCCACTAAGTCATCGTGT